CCTGCAACGTATCCTGCTAACGCACAACAACCGTTTATAGGAAACGCAAGACAACCATTTACATACAGTGCAAGGTCGCCGTTTACATACCAAGCACCTGCAAGAACCCCGTTTACATATAGTAATAGAACACCATATACATATGCAAGACAGGGTCAGACACCGTTTACTTATCAAGCACCTGCAAGACAACCGTTCACTTATCAACATAGAACACCGTTTACTTATGCTAGACAAGGTCAGACTCCATTTACATATAGTAATAGGGCACCGTTTACATATGCAAGACAAGGACAAACACCGTTTACATATAGTAATAGGTCACCGTTTACATATCCGTATATTGCTAACCAACCTACTACTTATGCTAGACAAGGTCAGACTCCATTTACATATAGTAATAGGTCACCGTTTACATATCCGTATATTGCTAACCAACCTACTACTTATGCTAGACAAGGTCAAACACCGTTCACATACAGTAATAGAACACCTGTAACATACCCGTATATTGCTAACCAACCTACAACATATGCTACACAAGGTCAGACTCCATTTACATACAGTAATAGAACACCGTTTACTTATGCTAGACAGGCACAAACACCTGCTACATATGCAACTCAGGGTCAAACACCGTTCACTTATCAACATAGAACACCGTTTACTTATGCTAGACAGGCACAACAGCCAGGAACATATTCGAACCAAGGTCAAACACCTTCTACATATCAGAACAGACAGCCAGGAACATATGCAAGACAGGGTCAAACACCGTTCACTTATCAACATAGAACACCGTTTACTTATGCTAGACAAGGTCAGTCGCCTTCTACATATTCGAATCAGAACCCGACTACTTATGCTAGACAAGGTCAAACACCTACGACTTATCAGAGCAGACAGCCAGGAACTTACGCCCGACAAGGTCAGACTCCGTTCACTTATCAGAACAGGTCTCCGTTCACTTATGCTAGACAAGGTCAGACACCTGTAATTAGATGGGATAATGCATTGTCGCAACAATGGCCTGCAACACCAGTATCTAGTTAAACTTTAAAAAAATAAAAAAGGACTTTTCGGAGTCCTTTTTTTACACCTAAATATTGTCATGGAAATTATATTATGTCATTAATCAAAATCACCTCTTTAGAAGAGGCAAAAAATACCCTAACTACCGAAGAATCTAAGGATAACTCATATCTTCTAGGTTCAATGAATATTGGAGTTGGTGCAGAGTCGGACAAAGTCACCGAAGAAATCATGAAGTGGATGTTTGAAAATGTTCTTCCACCATTAAAGATATTCAAATGGGGTGATACACTTCAGGATAGAAAGGACAACAAATATGTGGGATTTAATGGTCTAGTAAACAAGTCCATTGATTACCATAGATTCTTGCATCACGGTTCTAGTACTCTAAAGATGGAAGGAAATCATGCAGGATTTGGATTTAAAACAGATGGAGTTGAGGGAAGTATATTAGATTCTATTGTGGGAATGAGACCTTCGGTAATGAAAGACCCTCATGTAGAAGAAAGTATAGGTTCATCTTATTATCATTCTGCAAAAGCACATTGGTTAACTCAGAGTATTATGAAAGAAGGACTTTGGGCCCCAATTCAAGGATTTACCCATAATCCATATGATGATAAAATACAGTTAACAATTCACCCAGGCTCAGTTCGTTCTTGCATCTTTGAAGAAATAGAAGACGATGATATGGAACTTATGATATTTGATAAAACTGGTGCATTATCAGACCTTCCATCTGCAACATTTACAGAATCGGTGGAGTACTGGAAAGATAAACTAGAGAAACAAGGTAAACATATCAATATATCATTCCTTTACACTAGAGGTGTAATAGAATACCAAACCGATTTAGCAGAACTAGGATTTAGAACACAAGTATTTGATTTCAATGAAAAGGTTTCTAAACTTTCTGCAGGCAAACCCTTGACAATATACATCGGTTATGATAGTAAAATGAACGACCTAGAAAAGGTATGCGAACACTCTATCAGAAAAACCATTAAAGATGCACATTCTAGAGGCGACATTTCATCCCTTGTTAATTATGAACCAGTAATCAAATACCTTGACATTTCTAAACTTCCCGACTATAATAGAGAGTATGCAAATCAAAGTACTGAGTTTACATACAGTAGATTCCTTATTCCCCATTTAGAAAACTACGAAGGTTTTAGTTTGTTTGTAGACAACGACTTCATCTTCACTAAAAATTTACTGCCAATGTTCTATTACCTCAATCCTGAAGATGCGATTGCGTGTATTAAGTATCCACACTATGAACACGATGAGTCTAAATTTGACGGAGAAATTAACATCGATTACCCATGTAAATTATGGTCTTCAATGATGTTCTTTAATAACAGTCATGAAGATTGTAAAAAACTAACACCCGAAGTTGTTAACACTTGGACTGGTAAACAATTACATCAGTTTGAATGGACGGATGCAATATCCGAAATACCTCAGAAATACATCTTTGTTGAGGGGTATGATAACCCTGAAGAGAAGTGGGATTACTCAGGGATACACTACACTAGAGGAGGCCCATGGATAGATGGAATGGATTCTACCTCTATAAATAACCTTGAGGTGTATAACAAATACAAAAACCTCTATGAAAATACCCCAAAATAGGGTATAATAGAAAGATTATAGGAAAATAATTATGAAAAACGCACTAATATTTACAGAAGAAAACAACCTCTTTGTTAGAAAATCAAATGGTCTTGAATACGAATTCAACAATGTAGACTCACCTGAGTTAGGTTTTGACTATGATGTTCTAGTATATGATGATATTGAAGTTAAAATTATGTCATGGAACAAGGAAGTTAATTTTGATTTACAGGAAAAAACAGAACTTAGTGATGCTGAAAAAGATATGTGTGAACAATACATTAAAAATTCAGAACCACCAATGGGAACTAGTTTAAACAATCAAGTCATGAATAAACTCAACCAAATGGTAGATGGATACTTACAGGAATGTGTTGATATGCATGGATTTACTAATCTAGGAGAAGTAACTTTTGCAGGTAGAGAGGGGTCTAATCACCCACATCGTTCTAATGCAAGACGTGTAATGGAATATGGTGATGCAATATACAACGTACTAGACCAAGTTTGCGCTGAAATAACTGCAACTCGTGAAGATGCTTTGAAAGACCAACAGCAATACGAACAACATATACCACAACCAACTAGACTTCCCGACCACCAAGCAAGGTAATTATGGAAATCGTTTATCTAGACGAACCATTTAAGATACAGGAACTACCATTAACAAAAGTTTATGTATTAGATGATTGGTTAGCTCAACCCCTACATCATTTTTATGATGAACAGATTTCTTCAAAAAATATTTGGAGTAAAACCAATCAGGTCGGTAGTGGTTCATCTACAGGATTACCCCATCATAGTTTTTGGGGAGCAACCTTTTTTAGAAACGATTATAAAGTGGATTCAGATGTAGACGAATCTACAACATGGTTTACAAGATATCTAGACAGACGATTACAAACTGAATTTGGTTTTAAGTGGGTCAGATTTCAATACGCAGGTTTGAATTCTCAGACAGTTGGTTTACAGGGAACTACTCACGAAGATTGTCAACAGGACGATGAATGGAATCTATCTTTCTTATATTATCCTAACAGATTTTGGAATCCTAAATGGGGCGGAAAGTTGAGGTTATATAATGAGAAACAAAAAGGGTTAGATGGTAGAGATGAACATATCAAAAATCATCAGATAGCAGAAATAGAATTTAAACCAAACAGATTGATTATGTTTGATGGTAGAATACCACACGGTGCAGATGCACCCGAACCATCAGCAAGATATATGGATAGAAGGTCTTTAGTAATTCGTGGTGATGAAGTTAGACTTGAAGACGAGGGGGAAAATTATCATGCCAACGATAGACTTTCATACATACGATAAAGAAACACTAAAGAACTTTAAACCAATTCTTGCTAAATCTATCCAACCCGATTGGTGGAAAAAGGCAAAAGTAGCAGAAGTTGTAAACGGAACTATTAACAAAACAATACGTTCATGTCCTGCAATGCAAGATTGGTTATCATCAGGTTATATTATTCTAGCAAACAGAGATTTGTATGTAAGAAATGGTGTAACTGTTGAAGATGGTGATTCTATTTACTGGCATACAGAAGATACTCGTGAGGGTGAGATGGAAACTTATGCATCTCAAACACATCCTACAGTTCAGTTTCACGATGCATTCAGACCTCATGGGGGAATGGATACTCCAATGAAAGATGCATTTAAAATGTCTAATCCTTGGAACATAACAACCCCTAAAGGATACTCATGTTTCTACCTAGACCCCTTCCTATTTCAGAATGACTACTTTGCAACATGGCAGGGTATTATTGACACTGATAAATTTTCGGTAAACAAAGACAACTCACAAATTATACTATACCCTAAAACAGACAAGTCCTTTGTTATAACAGAGGGGACACCTATTTGTCAAATTATACCGTTTCAAAGAGAAGAGTGGGTTGCGACCTATTCTGTTAAAGACCATAAATCTTATATAACTAACCTATCGGAATATACTACAGAAAATCCCGAAGGTTACAAGACAATGGCAGAGTTATCTCGTACAGGTTATGCAGATGAACTTACTAAAGCAGGGCCATATAAGAGAGGTAAGGTTTGGACTCCTAAACATAAAGACTTTAAAGAAGATTTAGATGGATGTCCGTTTGACCCTAAGACAGGTAAAATGAAACCTGAATATGAAGAGATGTTCAAGGAGAACGAAGATGGCAGTTAGATTATTATTTCCGACATATCTATTTCATAGAGATATAACACATGAAAATCTTGGCGAGAAACAAGGAGTCAGCAAAGAATACATGGGTATGTTGAGAGATGAAATGGATGCTATGAGACGTAGAGACCCAATAGGTAGACAACTATCAAATCAATACACTGGTTGGCAGTCAAATGATGCAGTAGAAAACAATCCAGTATTTCAAAAGTGTATGAACAGAATTATAACTATGTTCAATGAAGAGGTTCTTGCATTTCATGGACTAAACCCATCACAAGCAAAATTAACAATATCAAATTCATGGGCAAACATCAACGATAAGGGAGCTTGGAATGCACCACATTTACACAATGGTTGTTGGTATTCGGGGGTGTTGTACATTCATGCAGATGGAGATGAAGGACGTTTGACGATGATTGACACACATGAGAAGGTTGTGGCAGATTTTCCTCAGAGTCCAAGGATGAATACTTCATTTCCGTTCGAACCTAGAACTGGAGAATTAGTTCTCTTTCCTAGTGGTGCAATGCACATGGTAGAACCCAATCCTACCGACAAAGAACGGTATAGTATTTCATTTAATACGAATATGCAATACACAACTGCAACAGCTAATCAAGGAAATATAGAAAACTACTGCAGAGATGAATTTATGTTTGATTTAGATAAAAACGGTAATCCTATTACTTCTAAGTAACTAGAACTTCTAAATAGTAGTATGGAAATAGTAATCGATGCTCACATAATTTGGAATTTACTTCTAACCTTTATCTTAACGCCTGTCGCTTGGATGATTCGTAATATCATGACTGAGCAATCTAGACTGTCAATTCTAATTAACCGAACAAGAGAAGAGGTTGCTAAAGATTACGTTACAAGAGACCAAATAGAAAAAGACTTCCAACGAATGATTGACACCATCGATAGAATAGACGAAAAAATCGATAGACTCCAGTCCAAGACATACTTCCAAGAATAGGTTACCAAATGGTATAAATAGTAGTAGTTAAGATTATTACTACTGGATAACTATTATGGCAGCACCAAATTCAAAAGCAACATTTAAAGAATACATCAAAAGGGCATTAGGAGCTCCTGTTGTGGAAATTAATATCGATGACGACCAATTGGACGATAGAGTCGATGAAGCACTTCAGTATTTCCAAGAATTCCATTACGATGGGTCTATAAAAACATATCTTAAACATCAGATTACTCAAGCAGAAATAGATTCGTTTAAAACAAATGAATCCCATTCAGCTTCGACAACTGGAACTCAAGCAATATCAGGACAGACTTACGGAGAAGGTAAGAATTATATTACACTACCTGAACACGTTCTTGCAGTTATTAATCTATTCCCGTTCTCAAGTGGAACACAATCAAATATGTTTGATATCCAATATCAACTTAGACTAAATGACTTGTGGGATTTAACGTCTACAAGTGTAATGTATTATTCACAAGTTCAGTCACACCTTGCACTACTCAATCAGATGTTAGTTGGTCAGATACCAATAAGATATAATATGCATTCTAATAGACTTTACATAGACTACAATGCAAATAAACTTTCAGCAAATGAGTGGATTATCATCGAGTGTTACAGAAAGATTAACCCAACAGATATGACCGATGTCTTTAATGATATGTGGTTAAAAAAATATGCAACTGCAAAAGTTAAATATCAGTGGGGCGAAAACCTTGCGAAATTTACTGGAATTGCTTTGCCTGGCGGAGTTACACTTAACTCTGAACAGATGAAAACCGAAGCACAAGAAGAGATAACAAGATTAGAAGAAGAGTCTAGACTGAACTATGAAATGCCAGTCATGGACATGATGGGGTAATAAATGCCAACTAATGTATTTTTTAACCATGCAGTAAACACTGAACAACACCTCTATGAGGATTTAGTTGTTGAGTCGTTAAGAATGTATGGACATGAGTGTTTCTATCTACCTAGAGAAGTTGTAGAAGAAGACACTATACTAAATGAAGATGTGCAATCTAGATTTGGTGATGCATACTCAGTAGAGATGTATATTGAAAATGTAGAAGGATTTGAAGGAGAGGGAGACTTAATGTCTAAGTTCGGTGTCTCAGTTCGTGACACTGCAACTTTTGTAATTTCTTTAAGGTCGTGGGAAAGATTCATTTCCTTGGACTCAAACCTCGCATCTTCTTTAAGACCTAACGAAGGGGATTTAATACATTTCCCTATGAGTGGTTCGATGTTTGAAATCAAATTTGTAGAACATGAGAACCCATTCTATCAGGTCGGAAAACTATTTGTATTCAAATTACAATGTGAATTATTCGAATACAGTGGAGAAGACTTTGACACTAATGTTACAGACATTGACCTTATCGAAGATGAACAAGCATACTACATCGACCTAACAATGGCGTCAGGTGGTTCAGGAAACTATGTGAACAATGAAAATATTACACTAAGTAGTGTTGTAGTGGGAGAGGTCATCTCTTGGAATCCAGTAACTAAAAACTTAAGAATCAGAGATAATACGAAGACACTAGTAGTGGGAGACGTTATTGTTGGTGCATCAGGAAGTGCATCTCATACTATTGGAAGTATTGTGGATGTTATGACTATGGCAAATGACGGAAATGCAGATAACTTAGACTTCGAAACTAAAGCAGATGGTTATCTAGACTTTAGTGAAACAAATCCATTCGGTGAGGTTACATAATGTTTGGAACTCATTTTTATCATGAAACTATTAAGAGAAGTGTGTCTATTTTTGGAACACTATTCAACAACGTAACCATAAAGAAAACCAAAGCAGACGGAACAGTTCTTGCACAACAGATAGTTCCTATATCATATGGCCCAAAAGCAAAATGGTTATCAAGACTTAACGAAGAAGCAAACCTATCTGATAACAATAGAAGTGCAATTAGTTTACCTAGAATGGCATTTGAAATTACTGGATTTGAATATGATGCAGCTAGACAACAAAGTAAATTAATCAAAGCAGAAAAGGGTGGATTAGATGCAGATAAATCTAATCGAGGATTCCAGTACGCACCTGCACCATATACCATAAACTTTACTTTGTCAATACTTGCTAAACAAGCAAATGACGGACTTCAAATTGTAGAACAGATTCTACCTTACTTCCAACCCGAATATACCGTTTCTATGAAGATGATTGACGAGATGAGTGAAGTTCGAGACGTTCCTATTACACTTACTAGTGTATCGATGGAAGACACTTACGAAGGTGAGTTCACGGAAAGACGAGTCATCGAACACACCTTAGAGTTTTCTATGAAGATATACTTCTTTGGCCCTGTATACAAAGGTAAGATTATTAAGAATGTTATCGAAAGAACATACATCAATCCTGAAGTTACTAAGGGGTTTACAACGAATGAGACAACAACATCAGGTCTTGTTAAAGAGGTCAAACACTATGAACCTGCATTCGGGGAGATTGCAAATGTTCAAAGTTCATCCACAAATGTGGTGTTTGCAAGTGCGATAAATAGTTCTATAAGTGTTGGTGATGAAGTGTTCGATACAGGACTAGCAACAAACCCAACAGTTAGTGCGATTGCAACAGATAAACTAAGTATAACACTTAGTAGTGCAATTACACTTGCAAACAAAACAACACTTAAGTTCGTGGGTTCAGTAGACCCTGAAGATACTTTCGTAGTTGCAGAAACGGTAAATTTTTATGATGACGGTACTGGTTCAACATTTGCAGACAATCAGACTGAAGATGCGAGTTAATTATGGCAAAAAACATAGATTCTAAATTGGACGATATCCTAGATATCTCTACAGAAATCACAAAAGAAACCAAAGTAGTTAAACTACCTGCACTTCAACGTGCAGAGTCAGTAGACAACGACTACAAGTATGGTCGAGAGACCCTCTACAACCTCGTAGAGAGGGGTCAGGATGCGATTGATGGGATACTTGACCTATGCAAGGAAACCGAACACCCACGTGCTTACGAGGTTGCAGGACAACTTATAAAGACCGTTGGGGACACTGCAGAAAAACTCCTAGACCTACAAAAGAAAGTCAAAGAATTGGAGAATGAAGATAGTAATGTAAAGACCCAACACAATCATTTGTATGTTGGTTCCACCTCAGAACTACAGAAGTATTTGAAAAAAAACAAAGAGTAGAATATAAAGAATGACTGATGCGAAGAACCAAGGATACTTAGGTAATACCTTAATCAAGAAGGCTGGGGTTGAACACCAGTATACCGAAGAAGAGTTGGGTGAATACCTTAAGTGTTCCCAAGACCCTGTACACTTCATTGAAAACTATTGTCAGGTCATCTCACTTGACGAAGGTATGGTCAAGTTTAAACTCCGTGGGTATCAGAACGAACTCATAAAACACTACGATAAAGATAGATTCAACGTAGTTCTTGCATCAAGACAGTCAGGTAAGTCAATCACATCATGTGCATATCTAATATGGTATCTGTTATTCCATCCTGAAGTCACCGTAGCAATCCTCGCTAACAAGGGTGCAATCGCACGAGAGATGATTTCTCGTATAGTTACTATGTTAGAGTCAGTTCCCTTCTTCTTACAGCCAGGAGTTAAGATACTTAACAAAGGTTCGATAGAGTTTGCAAATGATAGTAAACTAGTTGCAGCTGCAACATCCTCAAGTTCTATTCGTGGTCTTTCAATTAACTTACTATACTTAGATGAGTTTGCGTTCGTAGAGAATGCAGAAGAGTTCTATACTGCAACATATCCCGTAGTAACATCGGGTAAAGATACTAAGGTTATTATTACTTCTACTGCAAACGGTGTTGGTAATATGTTTTATAAACTGTATGAAAGTGCAGTGCAGAAACAGTCTGAGTATAAAGACTTCACAATTAACTGGTATGATGTGCCAGGCAGAGATGAGGAGTGGAAAAGACAAACCATTGCAAACACTTCTGAAACTCAGTTTGAACAGGAGTATGGTAACAGTTTCTTAGGAACAGGTAATACACTTATCAGTTCTAATTGTTTATTGGGTATGAGGTCGATAGATTCGGAATGGTGGAAGGAAGACTTCTCCATGTACAAAAGACCTCAAGCAGACCACACATATATAATAACAGTAGATGTTGCAAAGGGTAGAGGGATGGATTACTCGACATTTACAGTTTTTGATATAACTACTCAACCATTTGAACAGGTTGCAGTGTATAGAAATAGTATGATATCACCCATGCTGTTTCCCGATATTATAAATAAGTATGCAACATCATATAATGAAGCATTGGTGATAATTGAAAACAATGCAGAAGGTGGGATGGTAGCAACCCAATTACATTTTGATATAGAATACGAAAATGTATTCGTTCAGGGTCAGACTAAGATAGACGATATCGGTGTGACAATGAATAAAAAGATTAAAAGAATCGGATGTTCTACACTAAAAGAACTGTTAGAAGAGAACAGATTGACATTGTGTGATAGAAATACGATTACTGAACTCATGACATTCATAAATAAAGGTATGTCGTTCGAGGCTGCAAAAGGTTATCACGATGACTTGGTAATGAATTGTGTTTTATTCAGTTGGTTTGTAACTACTGAATACTTTCACCATCTAACTAATCATCAGATTAAAGACTTGTTGTATGCAGAACAACAAAAGTTAATAGAAAACGACCTATTACCTGCAGGAATATTCGGAGACCCTAATGCAACTCCCGAAGCATCCTCATTCGTAGACAACGAAGGTGACAGGTGGTATATCAAAGGAACATAAAAATAAAACATAGAATGTATTGGGTGGTTGTTAACATTAGTATTGTTATAAATAAAACAGTAAACAACAACTTTTTACATTAACAGGAGAAAAGTATGGCATTTCAAGTATCACCAAGCGTTCAGGTAACGAGATTGACTTAACAAATGTTGTACCAGCAGTTTCAACAACAACTGGTGCATTCGCTGGTTCATTTCAATGGGGCCCTGTTGATGAAGTAATAACAGTTTCAGATTCAAAGGGTTTAGTAGACACGTTCGGTTCACCCGTTAATACAGACGCTGGTTCAGAAGACTTCTATACAGCAGAATCATTTTTAAAGTACGGTTCATCATTAAGAGTGGTTAGAACAAACTCAACAGGTTTAGCAAACGCTAACGCTGGTGGGTCATCTAACGTAACACTACTTAAAGGTAATGACGACTACACACAAACATTTAAAAGTGGTGGTTCAGCAGCAACAGTCGGTAAATTTATATCTAAATTTGCAGGTGTTAAGGGTAATTCACTAAAAGTATCAACTTGTGCATCTTCAGATGCATATTTCAATGATGCAGTAACTACTACTAATGCTACAGGGACACTAGGTGCAACAACAATAACGGTTACTGCAAGTAACGTATTCGTTGTAAGAGACATAATCAGATTCGCAGGTCACACAACAGACTATAGAGTATTAACATTACCTAGTGCAACAACAATTACAATCGAAGCATTAGGTCAACCTTCAGGTTCAGGTCTTACTCTTTCTGTCGGAAGTGGGATTGCTATTGATAGATATTGGGAACACCATAATCTATTTGCAAAAGCACCATCTAAATCATATTCTGCAGTTGCAGGTAGTGGTTCAAATGACGAAATTCATGTTGTAGTTATAGACGAAGACGGAGTATTCACTGGTAAAACACATACTGTATTAGAAACTCATGGTTTCTTATCATGTGCTTCAGATGGTAAAGATGCACAAGGTGCTTCTAACTACTATAAAGACGTTCTAGAAACAAAATCAAACTACGTTTACTGGTCAGGACATTCAACATCAACTCACGCTACTGTATCTTCAACAACAACCGTTGCAGGTTCAGCATCAGTTGCATTCGGAAGACCGACTGTTCCTGAAAATTCCTCATTACAATTTGGTACTGATGGAAGATTGAGTACTGTAGGTCAGAAACATGGTGCATGGTCAACTCATTTCGGTGATGCAAACACAATAGATATCTCATTCTTACTAGTCGGTTCAACACGTGCTGACGATGGTACAGGAACACAAGTAGATACCGTTGCAAACTGGACTTCATTAGTCAACCAAGGTATTCTTCTTGCAGAAGCAAGAAAAGACTGCATGGTTCTCGCAAGTCCTAGACGTGCTTCAGTAGTTGGTGTTACTTCAGAGTCAACACAAACAACAAATGTCCTTGCAGATTGTAACACTGCAACTTCAAGTTCATTCGCAGTATTAGACTCAACATGGGTTTATCAGTACGACAGATACAACGATAGATATTGTTGGGTTCCTGCAAACGGACACACTGGTGGAATTATGGCAAGAAGTGACCTTCAAAGAGATGCATGGGTAAGTCCTGCAGGTTTCTCAAGAGGTCAATACTTAGGAATAACTAAGATTGCATTCAACCCGAAACAAGCATCTAGAGATGACTTGTATCGTGCAAGAGTTAACCCAGTCGCAACATTCCCAGGCCAAGGAACAATCCTATTCGGGGACAAAACAGCACTAACAACACCTTCTGCATTCGATAGAATCAATGTAAGAAGATTGTTCATAGTTTTAGAGAAAGCAATATCAACTGCCGCTCAAGCACAGTTGTTCGAATATAACGATTCGTTCACACGTGCTCAGTTTAGGGCTGCAATCGAACCTTTCTTAAGGGATGTCAAAAATAGAAGGGGTTTAATTGACTTCTCAGTAGTTTGTGATGAAACGAACAACACTGATTCAGTCATGGATAGAAACGAATTTGTTTGTTCTATCTTTGTTAAACCTGCTCGTTCTATTAACTATATAACATTGAACTTTGTCGCTGCTAGAAGTGGTGTACAGTTTGAAGAAATTTATTCAGCAGTATAACAGGAGTATTATAAATGTCAACAATAGACCAATTTAAGGCACAATTAATAGGTGGTGGCCCAAGGGCAAACAGATTTAGAGTTTTTCTACCCCGTGCAGGTAATAAGATTGAGTTCTTGGCGAAAGGTTCATCAATTCCTGCTGCTTCAATAGCTTCGGTAGAAGTTCCATATCAAGGTCAAGTATTAAAACTTGCTGGAGATAGAACATACGCTGATTGGGAAGTAACAATTGTTAATGATGTCGAGTTTTCAGCAAGAACTTCATTAGAACAGTGGCAAGAAGACATTCAAGGTCACGGAACTTCATTAGGTATGGCGACAACAGACTACTTATTAAGTAGGGCATTTGTCGAACAACTAGGTAAAGACGACTCAGTCCTAGCGAGATACGAATTTTTCAATATCTTCCCAACAGAACTCAGTACAGTAGCACTTGCTAATGACGCTGAAGGAATTACGGAATTTACTGCAACATTTGCCTATTCTCACTGGGAAAGAGTAATTTAAGTACACATTAGTACAGTGAATACTGCTACTTTTAGGTGGTATAAATAACATTATGGATATATTTGGATTTGAAATCACTCGTAAAAAAGACGAGTTAAGAGCTGCAGAGGTTAAGAACGCTAAGTCGTTTGTCCCTCAAGTTGATGATGACGGAACACCCGTTGTCTCACAAAACGCAGGTTACATCGCAGGAGGCGCTTATGGTGCCTATGTGGACATGGAAGGTGGTATTAAAAATGAGGTCGAACTCATTAGAAGATACCGAGAAACCTCTCTTGTACCTGAATGCGATGCAGCTATTGAAGATATAGTTAATGAGTGTATCACTTCGGATAGTGCCGATAGGATAGTAACACTCGACCTCAGAGATGTGAAACTCTCTGACAGCATCAAAAACAAGATGCAAGACGAGTTTTACAACATCTTATCAATGATGAAGTTCAATCAGAACTCTCATGAAATATTCCGAAAATGGTACGTTGATGGAAGGATTTACTTCCATAAGGTAGTTGATGGCAACAGAACTAAACAAGGTCTTGTTGATATTAGACAAGTTGACCCTCTTAAAATTAAGAAGGTTAGGAATGTTGAAACCAAGAAAGAGAAGGGTGTCGAAATTATTTCGAAAATTGAAGAATTTTATGTCTTCAATGATAAAGGCTTTGATAAAACTGGTGTCAATGAAGGGACAACAGTAAAAATTGCACCTGAGGCAGTATGTTATACTACTTCGGGATTGTTAGATTTTAACAAGAATGCAGTTATCGGATATTTGCACAAAGCATTGAAGACTGCAAATCAGTTATCAATGATGGAAGATGCACTAGTAATCTATAGATTGTCTAGGGCTCCTGAAAGAAGAATATTTTACATAGATGTAGGTAATCTTCCAAAGGCAAAGGCAGAACAGTATCTTGCAGATGTTATGAATAAGTATAGAAATAAACTTGTTTATAATGCAGATACAGGTGAAATCAAAGATGACAGAAAACATATGAGTATGTTGGAAGATTTTTGGTTACCAAGAAGAGAAGGTGGTAGAGGAACAGAAATTACAACCTTGCCTGGTGGACAAAACCTCGCAGAAATTGATGACGTAGAATACTTCAAGAAGAAGTTATACCAATCATTAAATGTTCCTAGTTCTAGAATGGAAGCAGATAACGGATTCAATATGGGTCGTTCTTCTGAGATTTCTAGAGACGAACTTAAGTTTAATAAGTTCACTAACAGACTTCAGAAGAAGTTTGCTAGAGTGTTTACCGATTTATTAAGAACTCAATTGGTTCTAAAAGAGGTGTTAAATGCAGAAGAGTTTGATAAGTTTAAAGACTTTTTACAATATGACTTTACTGCAGACAACCACTTTACAGAATTAAAAGAACAAGAGATTTTTAAAGAGAGACTAGATGCACTACAAACTGCTCAGGAATATGTCGGACAATACTTTAGTAAAGAGTATGTCAGAAAGTATATCCTAAGACAAACTGAAGAGGACATCAAAATAATTGATGACCAAATCGAAGACGAAAAGTCTGATGGTGATAGTGGTGATAATGACGGATTTTATGATTCGAACGAAATTGGAGACAATAAATGAGTGAAGTAACAATAGCAAGACAAATTGTAGATACTATAGAAGCAGGTGAATTGCAGGGTGCGAAAGACCTAATTCATCAGGGTATCAAAGAGAAAGCTGCAAGTGCAGTGGACTTTAAAAGAGTTGAAAGTCAAGTAGACTGGATGGACTCGAAGGAAGGAACAGAGGCATAAATGAAGTCTTTCACTAGTATGGTACAAGAGTTGAATGAGGCGAAGTCTAAACTTCCTTCAGGACACAAAGAGGTCAAGTCAGAGGTCACCAAAGTTGGTGGAAAGTCTGTTGATATCGTGTATTCTAGTAGTAAAGGAAAGATTCACGTTTTTGTAAATGGTAGAAACTTTACTGGTGATTCACCATATAAAGATATAAAATCTGCCGAAAAAGAATTTAAAGAAATCAAAAAGATTATGAAGAACATGGGTGAAGAATTTGATATTACAATAGAGGAAATAGTAAATGAAATTAATAGCTGAATTTAACGATTCAATTGCACCAATTATCACCGAATCAAAAGATGGTAAAAAAGACTACTTCATAGAAGGTGTCTTCATGCAATCGGATATCAAAAACAGAAACGGTAGAGTCTATCCAAAAGCGATTATGGAGAAGGAAGTAGACCGTTATAACAAAGAGTTTGTTGAAAAGTCTCGTGCATTTGGCGAATTGGGTCACCCTGAAGGGCCAACTATTAATTTAGATAAAGTATCGCATCTTATCCAATCACTTACCCTAGAAGGTAAGAACTATGTTGGAAAAGCAAAGATTTTAAGTACTCCAAATGGTGAGATAGTAAAAGCTCTTATCAATGATGGTGCAAAACTCGGAGTATCTTCTAGAGGACTTGGTTCACTAGAACAAAAGGGAAATGCACAATATGTTAAAGACGATTTTCAACTTGCAACTGCAGGCGATATCGTTGCAGACCCATCTGCTCCTGAGGCGTTTGTCGAAGGAATAATGGAAGGTGTCGAGTGGATTATGGGTGCCGATGGAATATTAACTGCTCACCAAGCAGAAGACTTCCAAAGAACTCTTAAATCTGCACGACTAAATAAATTAGAAGAAACTAAATTAAATCTATGGAAAAGGTTCGTTGAGAGTCTATAACATATAAATAAAATAAAGTAATACATTAAAGTATTAAAACAGGAGAAAAAAATGGCAGAGTAAGAAAATAACCTTACAGTTGATGAAACTGTAGAAACAGTATTAGAGGCAGGACAACCTGACGCTAAAGCTGAAAAAGGTGATAAAAAACCAGTCAAACAAGGTTCATCCGATGCCGCATCTATTGATGCAGGTAAAGCGGAAGTCGTCCCAGTTGAAACCAATCCTGTTGACAAAGCAGTTAAGTCAGTAAAAGACGCTGAGAAGAAAGTCCCTTCAAACGAAGGTGACCCTCAGAAGAAAGGTGCTGGTAAGGCTGAAAAGCAAGAGAAAATCAAAGAAGACACTAAACCTTCCAAGATGGAATCAATAAAAGCTATAGTCAACAACATGAAGGAAATGACTAAGGAAGAACTTCAATCAGTATTGTCTACAATATCTGAGTCTGAAGAGGACGAGAGTTTGACTAAAGCAGAAGTTGCAAGAGCAGTTGTTGAGTCTTTAAAATCTATGGACGAAGACAAAGTAGGAGAAATCCTAGAGTCTATGTCTGAAGAAGTGTCTAAAGAAGAAGTATTAGAAGATGCCGTCTCAGAAGAAGTTTCTGCAGATGTTGAGTCTTCATTAGTTGAAATTGAAATAGATGACGACCTATCTGCAATTTCAGAAGCATTAGACCTTTCAGAAGAAAATGCTGAAAAAGCAAAAACAATCTTCAAGGCTGCTGTACAATCAAAAGTACAGGAAGTTAAAGAAGAACTTGATGCTAAATATCAAGAAGAATTAAAAACTACAGTTAATTCTGTTAAAGGTGACCTTACGGTTGCAGTTGACAAATACTTAACCTATTGTGCAGAAGAGTGGACGAAAGAAAACGAACTTGCAATAGAACGTGGTTTGAGGTCAGAAATGACAGAAAACTTTATCGAAGGTTTGAAAACATTGTTCGTAGAACATTATGTTGACGTTCCTGAAGATAAGTATGATGTTATCGATGAACTCGCAAATCGTCTCGAAGAGATGGAAGCTAAACTAGACGGTGAAGTGTCTCAAAACATGGCAATCGTTGAAGAATTAGATACACTCAAGAGAGGAAATGTTGTGTCAGAAGCGTCTTCGGACTTGACTGATACGCAAAAAGAAAAACTATCTTCACTTGCTGAAGGAGTAGATTACAAAGACGAAGCAGACTTCCAAGAGAAGATTGCAGAAATCAAAAGTGCCTACTTCCCTGCAGAAGGTGAAAAGGTAGTGACTGAGACCTTAGTTGTTGAAGGTGATAATGAATTTGAAGTGAAAGCTTCAAGTACAGTTGACCCAACAATGGCCAAGTACTCTTCAGCAATAACAAAACTTCAACCATTAGGTTAGAGTTTAATTTAAAGGAAAAATAAAATGTTTTTATCAGAAAACTTACAAGAAAAGTGGGCGCCGATTCTAGAACACTCCGATTTACCAAAAATCGAAGACAACTACAAACGTGCAGTCACTGCTGTTATTCTTGAGAACCAAGAGAAAGCTCTTAACGAGCAGAACTTGCAAGAAGCAGCACCTTTAAATGCTACTGGAACAGGCGTTTCTAACTGGGATCCGATTTTAATATCCCTAGTAAGACGTGCTATGCCAAATCTCGTTGCGTACGACATTTGTGGAGTTCAACCAATGACTGGCCCTACTGGATTAATCTTTGCTATGAAAGCAAGATATAATGATTATCCATCAGGAACACGTTTAACTAAATCTGAAGCAATGGGAATTGACGAAGTACAGAGTGATTACTCTGCCGGCGTTAACCCTACTGCAGACGGAAAGCTTGCCGCACAAACAGGAGACCCGTTCAACGGTTCTTATGCTAGTGATACAGGTGCTGGGATGTCTACTGCTAACGCAGAAGCACTCGGTGATGTTGAAGCCTCTAACGGTTTCGCTCAGATGGGTTTCTCAATCGAGAAAGCTACAGTTACTGCTAAGTCAAGAGCATTAAAAGCAGAATACACATTAGAATTAGCACAAGACCTTAAAGCAATCCACGGTCTTGATGCAGAATCAGAATTAGCAAATATTCTTTCATCAGAAATTCTTGCAGAAATTAACCGTGAAGTTGTCAGAAATGTCAACATCCAAGCTAAAACAGGTGCTCAGGCAGCTGCAACCGCTGGAACATTCAACTTAGATGTTGATGCTAACGGAAGATGGTCTGTTGAGAAATTTAAAGGATTATTGTTCCAAATAGAAAGAGAATCAAATGCAATCGCTAAAGATACTCGTAGAGGTAAAGGAAACTTTATTCTATGTTCTTCAGACGTAGCATCTGCTCTTTCAATGGCAGGAGTATTAGATTACGCACCTGCTTTATCAACATCTCTAAACGTAGATGACACAGGCAATACATTTGCTGGTGTTCTAAACGGTAGAGTTAAAGTATACGTTGACCCTTATGCAGGTTCAGACTACTTAACTGTTGGTTATAGAGGAACTAATCCGTATGATGCAGGTATGTTCTATTGCCCATACGTTCCATTACAAATGGTTCGTGCTGTTGGCGAGAACACATTCCAACCAAAAATCGGTTTCAAAACTAGATATGGTATGGTTTCAAATCCTTTCGTTGGTGCTACACCAGCTGACGGACTTGCATCTGCAGGTACTAACCAGTACTACAGAAAATTTGCAGTTACTAACATTCTGTAAATTAAAACTTTCGAGTTTGAAAAAGGTCTCTCACGAGACCTTTTTTTTTGCCTTGAATAAGGTATCTTAGAAATCGCCCTCAGCAACTTGAACCACATTGATTCCTCTTGCTTTCCACATTGCAACAACTTTGTTTCTGTCGTCATAGACAATGTCAATCTTACCACCGAACTCTTCGAATTTATCTGCAAGGTCGGACTTGAACACTTCATCGGGTCTGAAGTCGCCATCGGGTCTAAGGAAAAGACCTTGATGTCCTTTACCAATCCACTCATCAATCTGAGCTTCAGTAAGACTTCTTTGCGACTCGTTTCTTGCACTGAAGAATGCGACATCGTGTCCGTCTTCAATGTGTTTCTTTGCGATATCACATACCCATTGTACAGGAGTGTCAAATTGAGTCGCCTCTTTGAATGATTTCCAGTCGGTAGGTTGTTGAGTAACGTGATATCTCCTATGCTCTACATCAGCGATAGTTCCATCAACGTCAAAAATTATTGTTTGTTTTTCCATACTTATAGTATACCAAAAAATGCAACCCATAGTCAAGTGTTTTTACGCACTAAATACAAGGTACAATACAGTACATTACACATACACACGGAGAAAAATATGAGTAATTCAACAAAATCGGGGTTCGAAATTCGAGCTGACTTATTATCACTATCAGAAGGTCTTTTGACCTCTAATTATCAGAGGGAAGTTGACGCTATCTATGCACACAACGATTCATTCCCTAATGATAAGAAACCTTTACCTTTAAGAGAAATCACTGGTGAAGAAGTTATTAGAACTGCTAGACAACTCAATGAGTTTGTCACTGAGAAATAAGTATAAATACTAGGTATATTATGAGTAAATATGAAAAAACAGTAAAGGTTCTAGAAGGCCCATGGGAAGCAGATACGTTTCCCCAAGGTGAAGAGACAACTGATGTCCTTTCTAGAAAAACGATTACCACATACGTCCAAGACGGATATTTGTGTGAATCTACAACAACAAGAGAGTATAGGGGTGACGATTACTTCGATACTTCTTCTAACAAACGGATACTCAAGGTAAATGTCTGAAACAACAATCAACAAATCTATACTCAATAAGAATAATTTTAAACTTCTTATTGATAAGGTTCCAACAGTTGAATACTATGTTCAGCAGGTTAATATTCCTGCCATAAGTTTCAATGAGGTTATTGAACCGTCAGGTCTTGGTGTTGATGCATATTTTGCTGGTGATAGGGTCTCATTCGAAACACTGAATGTGACCTTCCTAGTTGATGAAGACCTTCAGAATTTTAAAGAGATATACGATTGGATGTCTCAGATTGTTCCGATAAGCAATACTGATGATTACGGAAAACTTACAGGAAGCAAAAAACATACACTAGGTGTTGCAAATCAGTCGGGAGATGCACTTAATCTGCACTCTCAGATTACACTAGTTACCAATACAAACAAAAACCTTCCAAATAGGTATTTTAGATTTTACGATGCATTCCCAATATCTTTAAGTGGAATAGAATTACAGTCAGGTTCAGAAACAGAACCAGTGACTTGTGAGGTTCAGTTCCGTTTTCAGTATTACGATATAAAATCATCTAGTTAAAACCCCCTATTTGTGGTATAATAGACCATGAGTACCTCTTTATTATGAGATAATATTATGAACCTAGATGATTTAAAAATTGAATGGAAAAAAGATTGTGAGATTGACGATATCCAGTTGGATAACGCATCACTTGAAGTACCTAAACTTCACGCAAAATACTTAGACTTACTTTCCAGTAAGTTACTGCTTCAGAAACAATATCAAATGAAATACGACACTTTGCTTAAGAACAAGTGGATGTGGTATAATGGTAAGTTCTCGCAAGAAGAACTAAACGCATTGGGTTGGGAACAGTTTGATTTAAAAATCATGAAAGCAGACTTGCATTATGTCTTTAATGCAGACCCCGAATTACAAACACTAAAAGCAAAACAAGAGTATTTAAAAATAACTATAGACTTCCTTAAGGAGTGTCTAACAAACATTACATGGAGACACCAAACAATCCGTAATACGATTGATTGGAGAAAATTCATGGCAGGTAATTAAGATGATATTAGAAAACTACGTATGGCAAGCACCATCCTTCTTCTCTAGAAAAGAAATAGATGATTTACATCGTGCATCGGATAAACTACAATTCCAGGCAGGACAAGTAGGGGGGGGACTAGATAATCAAGATAGAGATGGTGAAAAAATGGGTGGAACAGAAGACTGGAGTGTCCGTAGTTCTCAGGTTAAGTGGTTCGAGATGGAAAACAACCATATGCCAGAACATTTACTCAAGAAGATTAATGATGCAGTTACTATGGCAAATAGAGAGTGCAGGTGGAATCATAATATAGAATACATGGAAAATCCCCAATACACTATTTACAATGAACAACCTGATAGGAAGGGAGATTTCTATACATGGCATACTGATGCAGGCCCAGTTCCTTATGGAAACGGAATGCATAGAAAATTAAGTATGACCATTCAGTTATCAGACCAAGACGATTATGAGGGTGGACATTTTCAGTGGTTAGAACCTGCAACCCAGTTTGATAAAATGACTGGGACTAACCCACAAGTTAACATGGCAGATGCAATTTCAACATTGTCTCATTCTGCCAAAAGTATTGGTTCAGTAGTTATATTTCCCTCGTTCCTATACCATCAAGTTACACCTATATTAAGTGGAACTAGAAAATCGTTGGTATGTTGGATGGTGGGACATCCGTATGTCTGATACTGTAAAAATTTCAAAAGTAAACGAAGTATTTCTTAAAGTCGATTGTGATGATGGACTTGCGAAGGAGTTATTCGAATTCTTTTCTTTTAAAGTTCCCAACGCTAAGTTCATGCCTTCCTATAGAAACAGAATGTGGGATGGTAAGGTATACCTATTCTCTATTAAAACACACAAAATTTACATTGGATTACTCCCATACGTTGATGAGTTCTGCAGGGAACGAGGATTTAACTTTGAGGGTGTTCAGGATGTTATCGGACACAAACACAAGACGAAAGATTTTAATATTACAGATTTAAATTTACCATTTGAACCTAGAGATTATCAATTAGATGCATTCCACACTGCAACCAAGTATGGAAGACAATTATTATTGTCACCTACTGCAAGTGGTAAGTCTTTAATCATTTATATGTTAGCACGATACTACGACACCAAAACTGTAATCATCGTTCCAACAACCTCACTGGTAGAACAGATGAGTAAAGATTTTGAGGATTACGGATACAAAGAACCTATCTGTAAAATCTACCATGGTCAACCTGTATTCGATGCACCTATAACAATTACTACATGGCAGTCATTCAGTAAGGCACCTAAGAAAACATTAGAGTCATTCAAAATGGTTGTCGGAGACGAAGCACATTTATTTAAAGCAAACGTGTTGAAAGGTATTCTCGAAAAGATGAAGAACACTGCATTACGTTTTGGAACAACGGGAACACTGGACGGAACAGAAGTTCATAGACTACAACTCGAAGGATTATTCGGGCCTCTTAAGAAAGTTACAACTACTGCAGCTTTAATGGAAGAGGGAACAATCGCAAACTTGAATATTGATATACTAATATTGAAACATAAGAAGATAAAACTTGCGAACTACCAAGAGGAGATGGACTACTTAGTATCGAATGATAGTAGGAACGAGTTTATTTGTAATCTAGTTTATAATTTAAAGGGAAACACACTTGTACTATTCCAGTATGTTCAAAAACATGGTGAAGTATTGCACGGTAAGATGTTTAAAAGATTGGGAGAGAAGTTGCATTATGTATATGGTGGAACAGACGTAACCGATAGAGAGGATGTAAGAACAATAGTAGAGAAGAGTGACAATAACGTCATACTAGCGTCATACGGAACTTTCTCCACTGGAGTAAATATTAAGAAGATAGATAATATCATCTTTGCATCTCCATCAAAATCAAGAATAAGAAATCTACAATCTATTGGTAGAGGACTTAGAAAAGGTAAAGACAAAGACACTATGAGATTGTTTGATATTGCCGATGACATAGGGGGTAGTAACTACACTCTAAATCACTGTAAGGAACGTATAAATATATACAACGAAGAAGGATTTAACTATGACATCAAGCAGTTCGAACTAAAATGAAATACGAAGTATTAAAACTTAAAACAGGTCAAGAACTTTGTGGGATGGTTTCATATACAGAAACTACCATTGAGGTTACTTTACCTATGGTATGTCAACTTACTCGTGTCTCGCAACAAAATACACTTGCAACATTTATACCTTACGCTCCATTGGCACTTGACCCTATCCTTTCTATAGGATTAGAAAGTGTTATGCATACCAGTCCCATGAATGACCAATTCATCCCCTTCTATGACGAAGCTTCTGCAAAGTGGTTGGGTATGGTAGAAGATGGAAACATACCTCTTACTAACTCGATGCCGTCTCCTAGAGAATTCATCAGAGAGAAGTTAGATGAAATTATGGATGGTGTGTCCGAAGAGGAACTCGCAGAACTTGAGAGAGAACAATTCGCAGAAGAAGATTATGTTCTATCAATTACCTCGGACGAAAAGAAAATAATTCACTAGACTTTTATCTTGTCTAAATAACTGCGTACGATATCATCATGTTGATGAATATCTTATTATAACTGAACCTTATAGGAAAAAAACCATGACAACTGCAATTTACTTTGCGAAGACCATGGTGCGAAAAGCTAGAGAAATTACAATCTTTGAATGTAAAGTATGTGATGCAATCGAATTTCTAGTACTGATGACTCTTCCATTCGTATTACCAATATTTATTATATCGATGTCCGTTAAAGGATACTAATGAAAACCACTGAAGAAAAACTTCTTCAATTCGTAAACTTTTCACCTTCCGAACGATGGATGGAGCGTATTGTAGAAATGCATCCGATGAGACAAATCTTTTGGGCTACCATAGTGCAAGTCTCTGTTTTTGGATTCATGATGTTATCATTCTCCATCATTAATTTCTCCTTGGAAATGGGGTTGTGAAACCACCATATATACTAGGTATAACATTAATCATTTGTTTGGGACTATTAGTCCTAGGTGAAATTCAAAAGATTGGTCGAGGAAGAGATGTAGATATGAGTGTGGTGTTTAATCCCTTATAGCTATATTCCCCTTGGGACATATTAATTTTAACATAGATTCCTCAGATGTCTAGAGGTTTTTGAAATTAAATTAAAAATAAATTAATCTAGAAAACACCTTACATAACCATCATAATCGTTGTATAATAGGTGCATGATAAAAGAAAAGAAGAAACCTGAACACTACGTCAACAACAAGGACTTTACTGCCGCTGTTGCAGAATATGCTGGACTAATCAAAACTGCAAAAGCGAATGAAGAAACTCTACCTAGAATGTCGGAGTACATAGGAGAATGCGTTTATAAAATTGCAACTCGACTATCTACAAGACCTAACTTCATCAACTACACTTATAGAGGTGAAATGATATGTGATGCAATCGAAAACTGCATTCAGTATCTTGGAAACTTTAATATCGAAAAGTCATCAAATGCATTCGCATATGTTACTCAGATATGTTACTATGCTTTCTTACGAAGAATACAGAAAGAAAAGAAACAAGTTTTTATAAAACAAAAGTCAATCATGGAATCATCAGTTTCATTGGAATCTTTCCAAACTATTGATGGGAACTATGACCCTGCATTAACAAACACCAACGTGGAATGGTTGAAAGAAAACATGAACCACGTTAATTACGAACCTCGTAAAACAAAGAAAAAACCCACCACTAAAAAAACTACAGCGTTAGAAGAGAATATGTCTCCTGACACTGAACCAAAAGAAAGTTAATTTTGAAAATTGCAATCCTAAACGACACACATTGTGGAGTTCGTGCCGATATGTTAGAGATGTCTAACTACCAAGGTCGATTTTATGATGAAGTATTTTTCCCATACCTTGATGAACATAATATCAAACAGATAGTTCATTTAGGAGACTACTTTGATAGAAGGAAGTATGTAAACTTTGCGACTTTAAAAGCAAACAAACAACACTTCATCGAACCCATGTTAAAGAGAAACATCCAAATGGATTTAATTCTCGGTAATCATGACACTTATTATAAGAACACCAACGATGTAAATTCACCTGAACTTCTTTTGTTTGGTGATAACAACATCAACGTAATATCAGAACCAGTTACTAAAGAATATGATGGTTGTGAGATTGCACTTGTTCCTTGGATTAACCCTGAGAACTATGCAGACTCCGTAGACTTTTTACTATCGAATAAAGCAACTCAGTGTTGGGGTCATTTTGAAATTGAAGGTGCATTGATGATGCCTGGCTTTAATTGTCCTCATGGATTAGATTTCACATATCTAAAAAGATTCGAACAAGTCCTCAGTGGTCACTTTCACCATAAATCAGAACTAGGAAACATTAGATATCTAGGAAGTCAGATGGAATTTACTTGGGGTGATTATGGGGATAACAAATACTTCCATATTTTTGATACAGAGACTAGAGAGATTTTACCTGTACTGAACCCAATTAAGATGTTCCACAAAGCATTCTATGATGATACCAATTCATCTTTTGAAGAAATACAGGCTGCAGACTACTCAGACATTAACGGCAAGTTCGTAAAGGTGATAGTAATCAACAAAGATAACCCCTATTGGTTTGACAGTTATCTCGATAAGATACACTCACAAAACCCAATACATTTACAGGTGGTTGATGATAACAAACACATGGACTTCTTTGGAGACGATGATATTGAAGACATTGAAGATACCTTAACCATCCTATCTAAGTATGTTGATGGTTTAGAGATACAAGGCAAGAAGAAAAGTCTTGATGAATTAATGACTTCGTTATATCATGAAGCACTTGAAGAGCATAACTTTCTATGATAAATTTTGAAAAGATACGTTGGAAGAATTTACTTTCATCGGGAAATACCTTTACTGAGATAGAATTGAACTCTCATCAGACTACACTTATATTAGGTGAGAATGGTGCAGGGAAATCTACACTATTAGATGCATTGTGTTTCGGATTGTATGGCCGTGGATTTAGGAACCTTAAAAAAGACCTACTTATTAATAGTGTCAATGAGAAAGGTTTACTAGTAGAAATAGAGTTTTCTGTTGGTAAGAAAGAATATAAAATTATCCGTGGTGCAAAACCAAATATTTTTGAGATATATCTAGACGGAGTTCTTGCAAACCAAACTGCAACAGTTAAAGATTATCAAGAACAATTAGAGAAACATATACTTAAGATGAACTATCGTTCATTCACTCAAGTTGCGATACTAGGAAGTGCAAACTTCGTTCCGTTCATGCAATTGAAATCAGTAGAGAGACGAAAGTTGGTCGAAGACCTATTGGATATTTCTATATTTTCAACCATGCAAGACATTCTTCGCCAACGAGTAACTACTCATACAGAAAATGTTCGTGACACTTCACATTCAATAAATATAATGGAAGAGAGAATTAGTGGGTTATCCAATCAACTTTTAGCTCTTCAAGAGAATCGTGACCAAAGGATGGCGAAATTAGAAACGTCTATAGATGACACTCAAACTAATATTGATGATTTGTTAGGAAGGGTTCAAGAGAAAAACGTAGACATTGAACATCGAAAATCTACCATCACCGATGAAGGCAAAGTTGAAGATAAATTCAAAGAAGCTTCAGATTTATATAAACAGTTAGAGAACCGTAAAACAACCATTTTAGAGGAAATCGAATTTTATGAATCCAATGATAATTGTCCAACCTGCAAACAGGGTATAGATGAAGAACATAAAACGAACCATGTCGCAGAGAAGCAGAAGAAGAAGGATGAGTTATTGGATGGACTCGGACAACTATATGAAACAATCAGAAAGTCTGAGGAACGCATTGCCAGAATCCATGAGGTTACCACTGCCATCACCAGTCTCCAAACCCAAATAAGTTTACTTCAAACGGAAATTCATTCCAACGTAAAGTTCATTCAAAAAATACAAACAGAGATAAATGAGTTAGAGAAAGAAGGTATAAGTAATTCTAATGCTCAAGAACAGATGATGGATAACGAAGAGAAGTTGGACATCTTACTTTCCAAAAGTGAATCCTTATCAGACCAAGGACACTACTATGACATTGCATCAACTCTTCTTAGAGACCAAGGTGT